TTGGCTCCGCTAACTGGAAGGCTGCTCAGGTAACACGTATTGCTGGCGCAAACTTGGGTTCGGGTGCGGTTGCCGCAATCGACACTAAGACACTCACACTGAACATTTCCAACAATGTGGCTTCGGCGATTGATGTTCCTTTCACAGGTACAACTCTCACTGTTACCGACATTGCTGACGAAATCAACACTGTGCTTGGTACATTCACAAGCGATGTTTCCAAGGGCCAGACAGCTAAGGCTTTGAAGGCGTTTGTTGCAAACGGTTCGGTTGTTATCGTTAACATCGATGGTGGCGACATCATCATGGACAGTGATTCCGATGCTGCCGTAATTCTCGGCCTCGAAACAAAGTTTGGTGTAACTCTCAAGTTCAACCCACACTTCACAATTCCATCCCGTATCGACGACCTCGGTCGCAAGCGCGTGGTTGCTGGTGATGTTTGGATCAACACAACGGAATTTAACAATGGTGCCAAGTGGTCGGTAAAGCTGTTCAACGGCGACACTGGTCTGTGGAACACAATCGTTGCTCCTCTGCTCGCATCGGACGCCGCAGCTAACACGCTGTTTGGCTCTGCAATGGGTATTGGTTCCCTGTACGTTCGTTTCAACGTAACAGGCACAAACGATGCTCCAAATACAACACATGAAATCCGTCGTTGGAACGGCGCAGTTTGGGAACCATTGGTTTACAACTATGGCCCAGTTGCACCAACAACAGATGCCGAAGAAGGTACACTGTGGTTTAACGACAACTTCCGCGTTGATATCATGATCAACGATGGCGACCAGTGGTTGGGTTACCGCAATGCAGCGGGCAACGTCAACACAAGCGTAAATGGTCCTATCCTCTCGGGTAGCACACCACTTATGCAGCAAAACGGCCAGCCACTTGCTCACAATGATCTCTGGATCAAGACTTCCGATCTGGAAAACTACCCAAAGATCTACCGCTACAATGAATCAAACCGTTCGTGGACACTAATCGACAACTCCGACCAGACAACTCCATTCGGTATTGTTTTTGCTGATGCTCGTGAAACAGCAAACGGCCGTCGTAATGGTCCAATCGACATGGGTTCTCTCCTGGTTTCCAACTATGTTGATCCGGATGCCCCAGATCCACGCGTTTACCCAGAAGGCACACTTCTGTTTAACCTGCGTTACGCGACTAACAACGTTAAGGAATGGCGTCCAAATTGGTTCGCCGGTGAATATGAGTCCACAGACTGGACTTTGGATTCCTACAACGTTGGCTTCTCGACATTCCCTGCACTGGTTGACGCCGGTCGTTGGGTAACTGTTTCGGGTCTCGCTGTTGATGGTTCGCCAAACATGGGCCGTAAGGCGCAGCGTGCGATGGTTGTTCGTGCCCTCACAAGCACAATCAACACGAATGAGGATATCCGTGCAGAATCCATTTACTTCAACCTGATGGCCGCTCCCGGTTACATCGAACTGGTTGACGAAATGGTAAACCTTAACACGGACAAAAAGGAAGTAGCGTTCATCGTTGCTGACACACCAATCCGCTTGAACCCATCGGCTACTTCTCTCCAGAAGTTTGCAAAGATGGAACTTTCGGGTGTGGCAACAAACGAAGAAAACGGCGTTGCAACATTCAACCCATACGTTGGTATGTACTACCCATGGGGTCTGGGTTCGAACGTTGATGGCTTCGACGTTATGATTCCGCCTTCGACAATGGCTCTGCGTACAATCGCTTACAGTGATTCGATCAGCTACCCATGGTATGCTCCAGCTGGTACAACACGTGGTTTGATCACAAACGCTTCGAACGTGGGTTACCTCACAGAAGAAGGCGAGTTCCGCTCGGTGCTGCTGAACGAAGGTCAGCGCAACACACTGTACGAGAACAACATCAACCCAATCGCGTATGTTCCAAACCGCGGTCTCATGCTGTACGGTCAGAAGACACGTCACAGCGCAGCGACAGCACTGGATCGTATCAACGTTGCACGTCTGATCAACTACCTGCGTTACAACCTGGACGTTATCAGCCGCCCATTCTTGTTCGAACAGCACACATTCCACACTCGCGACTCGATCCGTATTACGTTCGAGCGTTACATGGCAACGCTGGTCAACCTCAATGCAATGTACGACTTCATCGTAGTTTGCGACGAGACCAACAACACGCCAGACCGTATCGACCGCAACGAGCTGTGGGTTGACGTGGCTATCCAGCCTGCGAAGGCAATCGAGTTCATCTACATTCCGATCCGTATCGTCAACACTGGTGATGACCTCTCGGAATTGTATGCGACTTCGACAACACTTTAATCCGAGGAGCCCGGCTAAGCGCCGGGCTTTTCCTTGACTTGATTCCACTCTGTGTTAAACTGGGCAAAAGGAGTCTGTCATGCCAATTCAGCGATCCCAACTTACTAAACTTGCATTCACCGCTCGCATTCCCGCACATACCGACGCGGACAATTTCCTTGTAGGGATTTTTGTCAATGATCCTGAGGCAGCGCTACCAGATGAGTTCCTTATGCTTCCGCATCCGGATCGCATCCGTCACCCCAATCATTTTTACGGCTCGGTCCGTGTCGTGGATATGAAGGCCGTGAATGACCACCCCAATGTGAGAGATTTGATTTTCGCCCGCAAGGATGGGCCCATTGCATTCTCCGAGGATCAGATTTTCGCCGCATATAAACAGGGACTGATGGAATTTAACATCATGGACAAAAAGGAACCCTGGCTGAGTGAGTCCCGCGAAGACTTCAAGCAGCGCGATCCCATCGGGTACGACGAAACTATGGGCGCCTACGAAAGAATCCTTTATCGCGCGTTGGATTATATTTGACACCAAGCGGCGTTAACTCTATATTAAGGACAAGTTCATCGAGGAACGTTTGTTCCTGAACCTATAACTTTCGCGCTTGGTGACTAGGATGCTTTTTCCAAAGCGTAAGGATAGACCGACAATGGAAACGTCGGGTGTGCGAGAGGTGCTAGAAGTGACTAGCCATGATGGACGGGCTCTGCCTTGAACGGTGGAGTCGGATTTCTAAAACCTTCGGGTTTTGTATGTTTGGCATCAAGTGACACCGAAATTCGTCACCGACCCGGCAACGCGTAGAGTGGGTATTGATGCTAAGGATCTCTGTTCGGATCCTTAGCTAAACGTAAGGAGTAGTGGGTCGTTAGGCAACTGGCGGTTCACAGGGCTTGAACAACTCCAATGCCAAATGTGTTTTTGAAGAAGCCCGCTTTTGCGGGCTTCTTTGTCTTGTCCTGAGCAACTAAATCCTGTAGGAACCATGCGGGCAAACCAAGGAGCTTCCCTATGAATATTCCAATGAATTCCGTTTCCGTATCGGTTACGGCAGAACGCTATATCACGGCTGAAACCGTGAAACTCATCTTCAACGTGAATTTCGTCCTTGACGAGGGCGTCGACGCCCGCGCCGAAGTCGAAAAGGCTGCGGCTGAAATGATCCCCGGCGCCGAATGGTACGTGACGGGTATGAGCAAGGTCGAAGATGCCCGTACGGGTATGGAAATCGCCACCTACCGCATGAACGTCCGCGTGAAGGAATCCGTGCTGAACGGCCTCACCAAGGCAATCGAACGTACCAACCGCAAGGGTTTGACTTTCGAACTCCAGGACACCGACTACACTCCGACCCAGGCACAGATGGACGAAGCCAACAAGGAGCTCCGCAAGGAACTTTATGCGAAGGCCAAGGACGAAGCTGGTCTTCTCAACGAGCTTATCTCCGAAAATGACGAGAACTGGATGGTTGGCAGCGTAAACTTCCAAGGCGACGCCGTTGCTGCAAAGGCTATGCGTAGCCAGATGTACAACAGCCGTCCGGCGGGTATGATGCTCGAAGCCGCAGCGATGGGCGGCGGTGATGACGAAGAAGAAGCCGGCATCACCCAGCGTGTTTCGATGACTGCAAATGTCGTCCTCACCCGCAAGGTTTACGCCCGACTCTAATCGGGTTGACAAAAACCACCGCAGGCACCATAAATAGGGCATGAACGAAAAAGAGCTCTTTTATGAGGCTTGCGGTGGCATCCTCGGTACGATACACAACTACAAACAACCAGTTTCCCGTATAACACGGTGGAACAACCGCAGCGCAGGTAATGGTCGCTATGAAGGTTTCGGTCTAATCCGATTCTTCGGACCTAATAAAATACATATTGCGCTTAACCATCCAGAACGTGTAAATAAGACATGTAGCAGCAAGGACGAGGTTTTCACGTTGCTACATGAGGTGATGACAGCGGCAGCTTTTAATATTGTAACTGAAAAAGACAATCAGCGTCAGGATTTACTACTCAACATCACCGAAACCGAGTAAGGTAAATCCGCAGTGGTCGCCACTGTTGCTTTAAATTTAGAGAAGAACTATTTTATCTCCTCGGGTGGAAGGGTAAATTAAACCTTCCACCCTTTTTTGTCTCCCAGATAAATAATCTGCACGGAGACGCAAACATGTTCAGAGAATCCAATCCACTATTTCGTTTTGCAGCCAATATGGTTATTGCAATGATTCTCGTCATGGGTATGGCGAATCTTGGCGGTTACTTTTATGAAGCCGACAAGAGTGAATTCATCGTAATGGATGAAATTCCAACAATCCAATCCGCTAAGGATTGGAAGCCAGCCTATAAATTCCATCCCGGTGAAGCTATCCTCATTGAGAACAAGGCAACTAAACATGAAATTGGTTGCTATGCGGACTACCAATTCACGATGACTGGCCCAGTCAGTTATTCAGTACAAATTGGTAAGTCTCGTAATATCATGCCTCGGGGCACCACCCATAAATTTGTAATGAAAAGCTTTCTTCCTATCCCCCACACTCTACCAACAGGCGTATACCAAATTCAGCTAATTGTGTTCCCAATATGCGATGGTATACCTCGTGACCCTTTTAACATATACCAGGGCGCCCAACCATGGATCCAAGTATATGGTGATCCAGTAAAGTAAACCACATACATTACTATTTTTAACCTGTCTGGTAAATATCCAATATAAGTCCCAGACAGGAGTACCCTAATGGCAGAAACACTATCTAAATTTGGCGTTCCACTTGGTGGCGGTGCTGGCCGTGGCGGTATTCTCCAGCCAAAAGCTAAGTATCGCTTCCGCGTTCGCGTCATCAACTTTGGACCAATCGCAGGCGGCATTGAGCTTACTCAGCAAGTCGTAAGCGTTGGTAAGCCAACTGTAGGTCACGAGTCGGTTCCAGTTCACTCCTACAACTCCGTAGCCTACTACGCGGGTAAGCATGAGTGGGAAACAGTCACACTGGTCGTTCGCGATGACATCACAAACACAGTTCTACGCCTTTGCGCTCACCAGATCCAGAAGCAGTTGAACCACCTGGAACAGACTGGTTTCACATCCGGTGTTAACTACAAGTTCACAATGCTCATTGAGACAATGGACGGTGGTAACGATGGCGTTCTCGACACATGGACACTCGAAGGCTGCATGATCGAAAACTACGAGTCCACAGAGCTCGACTATTCGGATTCTGAGTTCCAGACAATTTCGATGACAATTCGTTACGACAACGCAACACTGGGTGACGGTCTCATGACTGCTCTGCCAGAATTCATTGCAGGTAACCGCGTCTAATAGGGGTTACCATGTCGCTCATGCTGAAGGATAGCCGTACCGGCGTACGGAACTTCCGTCTCGATAGTCAATATTGGGACGGAACTCCTCGGCCTGGGTTTCTCTATTACGTCCGTTTTGTTCGCACAATCACTTCCCGCAGCGATGGCCCGCACAGTCAGCAAGCTTCGGGAAATGATTGGTCAAAAGGTATTGGCGTAATTGCTCAGGAAATCGAACGTCCTCAGATGTCGTTCGATACTCAAACCCTCAATCAATATAATCGCAAACGCATTATCCAGAAGAAGGTGGAGTACGAACCCATCAACTTCACATTCTACGATACTGTGGATAACAAAACGTACCACATGTTCGAGGATTATTTCCGATTCTACTACGGAGATCCAAAGAATGATGCCGTCTTGGATTGGTCTTGGGATATTACATCGGCAACGATGAACCAAGGCAATTCCGGATGGGGGTTCACACCACCCACGGTTCCCAATACGTATTTTTTCTCACAGATTGAATTTTACCTCCTTTACGGTGGCAATTACAGCCGCTTTGATATCCTGAATCCAAAGGTCAAGTCGTTCAAGCCAAGCAATCTCAGCTATGAGGATTGCGCTGACACACCCACAATCAACATTGGATTGGAATATGAGGGTATTGTCTACAAGGGAAACAATTTGAAAATCTCTGACACTCCCGGTCTCCTACAGGAGATGGGACTGGGCCAATCAAACTTCTACGAGCCCCGTACAAACTCGGCAACCCCTGAGGCTACTGCTCTAGCGCAGGCATTCGCAAAGAACGCTGGAACGCTTAGTACGGGCTTGGCTGACTTGTTTAATTCGGCAAAAGCTACAGTCACAGGTAACTCCAACAATGTGAACCGTAGCAGTAGCACAATCACAGCTAATCAAACCGAAAATAATATTTTCACTGGAATTGTCCAACGTGCCACTGAAACCGTTACCGACGCGATCACTGGCGCCCCCACAATTGGCGAAAACATTGCGAAGCGTATGGTAAAGGGGCTGACATGAGCAAATACCACAGTGCACCATTCGTGCCCAAGAATCCTACCAAATATGTAGGTTCCTATCCCATTGTGTATCGCAGTGCATGGGAGCTTACATTCATGAATGTTTGCGATCAGCACCCATCGATCCTCCAATGGGCAAGCGAGTCCCTTGAGATTCCATATCAGCATCCAGTAACTGGACGTTGGCACCGGTACATTCCGGATTTCTTGATTCTTTATGTGGACAAGAACGGCAACCGTCACGGCGAACTCATCGAAATCAAGCCGATCAGCCAAACCCTTCTGGAGAAGGCTAAGACCAAGCGCGACAAAGCCGCGTTCGTGGTAAACTCTGCAAAATGGAAGGCTGCCGAAGCCTATTGCATTAGCAAGGGTATTAAGTTCCGCGTCATGACGGAACACGACCTTTACGGCAAAGGCAAAGTTAAGAAAAAATCCTAAATCCTACCCTGGTAAATATAGCTATGACCACAGCTTTTGTATATTCTACAGGGAGTCACTTTCCATGACAAAACAGATTGAAGAAACCCTAGGGCTTCCTAGTCTGGAATCTTTCATTGATGATTCACAGAAGGAAGAATCCCTTGGTGCGCTTGAGGCCATTAGTGGTCACCTGAGTATCTCCAACGATAATCTCGATGACGCGCTGATCGATCCCGATGGATCCCGTCAACACGCCAAGGAAATGGATGAAATCCACGACGCTGCAATGACAGCACATCGTGACATGATCGACATGGCTTTTAACATGGAACCCAAGAATGCGGGATCCATCATGGAGCCAGCCGCCAGGATGCTCGAAATCGCGCTTAAAGCTAGCCAGAATAAAACGGATGCAAAAATGAAAAGCATCAAGTTGAAGATGGAAAAGGAAAAGCACGATCACGACCTTAAAAAGAACCAGGAAGAGGGCGTCATCACGGGTGAGGTTACACCCCGAGGCCAGCTTATGGATCGCAACGAAATCCTAAAAACCCTTAAACAAAACAAGTAATTAGTCAGTTAGCGTACCACTACACCTGTGAGTATCTTCGGTAAAATCTGTTTAGAAATTTATTGAAAATCTGTCCAGGAAACGTAATAGTACACTGATAATCCAGAATGGCCTGGCTAAATATTTGACCTTTTGAACAGTAAGAAAAAGAAGAGAAGAATATGCTTTTCGAAGAACAAATCGCGCGTAAGCCGAACCTCTACCCTTGGACACAAACCTTCATCGATAAAATTTGGGCTGGCTTTTGGACACCCAATGAGTTCGATTTCAAATCCGACTATCATCAATTCAAGAAGGAAATGCCCGAGGACGAAAAGCGTATCGTCGTTAAGACACTCTCTGCAATTGGTCAGGTAGAAATCGCTGTAAAGCGATTCTGGGCTAACCTAGGTGACAACTTCCCACACCCATCCATTTATGACCTCGGATACGCTATGGCAAATACCGAGGTTATCCATAACCAGGCTTACGAGAAGCTCTTGGACGTCCTCAAACTGGAAAAGGCGTTCAAAGAAAATCTCGAGGAACCAGTTGTGAAGGGTCGAGTCGAATATCTGCGCAAGTACCTTAATAAGGTCTACGCGGACAACGACAAGAAACAATACATCTACGCGATCATCCTGTTTACGTTGTTTGTTGAAAATGTCTCCCTGTTTAGCCAATTCTACAATATCCTGTGGTTGAACCGCTTCCGCGGTAACATCCTCAAGGATACTGCGCAGCAAGTCCAATACACGCGCAATGAAGAAATGATTCACGCCCTGGTGGGAATCAAGTTGATCAACACACTCCGCGAGGAATATCCAGAACTGTTTGACGCTGATCTGGAAGCAAAAGTCATCGAAGAGTGTGAAGCCGCTTTTGTAGCGGAATCCCAGCTTATCGATTGGATGCTGGGTGACTTTCAAGATGACGGCCTTTCGGCTCCAATCCTCAAGGAGTTCATTAAGGACCGCATCAACCAGAGCCTAGTCCAAATCGGCTATGGTAAGAACTTTGAAGTTGACCCCGACATGCTCGACCAAACCACTTGGTTTAACGAAGAGCTCCTGGGCAACAATATGACAGACTTTTTCGTCAAGCGTCCAGTTGAGTACTCCAAGAAGTCTCGCGCTTTTGATGAAGACAACCTGTTTTAATCTCCAAAAAATTTAGACTAAATTCGCATTTAAGGATGGGTAGACGTATGGATTATGAAAAGGGCTATTGGCTCAATAAGGATTCGCGGACATATTTGGGCCGTGGATACCTTCGCGGAGAACAAACCGCGGAAGAAAGAATTCGCCAGATTGCAGAAACAGCCGAGAAGTACCTGGGCATTAAGGGTTTTGCCGACGAGTTCGAAGACTACATGATGCGCGGTTGGATTTCACTGAGTTCGCCAGTTTGGGCAAACTTTGGTGCAGGCCGTGGCCTCCCAATTGCGTGTAATGGTTCCTATGTCGATGATGACATGGACAGCATTCTGTTGAAGACTGCTGAAATTGGCAAGATGACTCAGCTGGGCGCTGGTACATCCGCCTATTATGGTGCTCTCCGTCCACGTGGTTCGGAAATCTCCAGTGGTGGTACAGCCGATGGCCCAGTCCATTATATGGACTTGGTTTCCTCGACAACCAACGTTGTTAGCCAGAGCAATGTTCGTCGTGGTCATTGCGCGGTTTATCTGCCAGTTGAACACCCTGATGTTAAGGAATTCTTGAATCTCCGTGAAGAAGGTTCGAGTATCCAGAATCTCTCCCTGGGCGTTTGCATCAGCGATGAGTGGATGGAAGGCATGATTGCTGGCGACAAGGAAAAGCGTAAGATCTGGACCCGTATTATCCAGAAGCGTTTTGAGTCCGGTTATCCCTATGTGTTCTTCACAGACAACGTGAACAACGGTGCCCCTCAGGTCTACAAGGACAAGGGCATGAAAATCTACGCCTCCAACATGTGTGTGGAAATCGCGCTTCCTTCTAGCCCAAATGAATCTTTCGTTTGCTGCCTGGCTTCGCTGAACCTCCTCCACTACGAGGATTGGAAAGACAGCCGTGTTGCTAAGGTTCTCACGATGTTCCTCGACGCGGTAATGAGCGAATACATTGCGAAGACTGACGGTGTTCCAATGATGCAAGATGCCCGCCGTTTTGCTATGCGTCACCGCGCTATTGGCGTTGGTGTACTTGGTTGGCACAGCTTTTTGCAGCGCAAATCGATTGCGTTTGAATCCGCAGAAGCAAAGCATTTGAACGTTGAAGTCCACAAGCACATTTTCGAACAATGCCTCGAAGGTTCCAAGGAACTAGGTCAACTCCTGGGTGTGCCTGAGGTTCTCGAGGGTTATGGTCGTCGCAACACGACGGTTATGGCAATTGCTCCAACAACATCGTCCAGCTTTATCCTGGGCCAGGTTTCACCGAGCATTGAACCTCTCAACTCCAACTACTTTACGAAGGACCTCCAGAAGGGCAAGTTCGGCTACAAGAACCCATTCCTCAAGGAAGTTCTAAAGAGCTACGGCAAGGATACGAAGGAAGTCTGGGATGACATTCTCCTCCGCGGTGGTTCGGTACAACACCTGGAGTTTTTGACTCCACATGAGCGTGCTGTATTCAAGACATTCGGTGAAATCGCACAAATCGAGATCATCGTGCAGGCAGCGGACCGCCAGAAATTCCTGGATCAGGGCCAAAGCTTGAACCTCATGATTCACCCAGAAGCTCCGCTCAAGGACGTGAATCTCATTATGATTGAAGCTTGGAAGCAAGGCGTTAAGACCCTCTACTACCAACGCTCCACAAACCCATCCCAGGAACTAGCGCGTGAGCTCTTGTCCTGCAAATCTTGCGAAGCCTAATAGGAGAAAGATCGCCATGTACACAATTTACACAAAGCCATCCTGCGGATACTGCAAACGCGCAAAGGACCTTTTGGACCTGCTCGGTGAAGACTACACCGAATTCAACATCGAAAGCGATGAGTACCGTGCAGAGATGAACGAGCGCTTGGGCTACGAGGCCCGTACTGTGCCACAGATCTTCTTCGAGACTACGCATGTAGGTGGATACACCGAGCTTACTTCCTACGTAAAGTAATCGGAAACTACCCCAAGAGAGCGGACCAAGTGTCCGCTCTTTTTGTCTGCAAATAAATACGTAGAAGCATGGAGGCTAAACCTATGAAAAATTTCTACGAATACCTTTCTGATATTAAGAAAGAGTACGGATACAAGATTAAACTTGCGGTTCCCGTAGATGATGCAGTGATGGATCGTCTGGAACGAGTCCTTGTACGTTACGATGCTATTGAGATTTCCAAACCCAAAAAGGCTATTCTTCAATACGACAAGATTGATTTCCCTAATCTTGAGCCTGTTGAAACCTATACTATCCGTTTTGTTACGGATCGTGGATTGGTCACACAAAGCTTGGTGAATGATATCAAGGTAGCACTCAATGTTGGTGAATCCCACATTAGAGTTCGTGGCGACAATGAACCAGTTGAAATCCAAGAACGTTTCACAACCGAATTTGGTGAAATCGAAGATGAGGCCGGTGATGCAAACCGCGCAAGTCTTTTGGGTAACGACGAGATTGAGGAAAAGCGTGATCCCGCCTATGGTGATGATTACAACCAAAAGCTCCTCAACTATTTGGCACAAATCCAAGCAAACCGTGCGGTCGAGCAGGA